CAATCTAAATCAGTCTGGTAATACTATGATAGGATATAATATGCCCACTAATCCAGGGCATAGAAATACATTAATAGGAGATTTTGCTGGTGAAGTTCTAACACAAGGGAGTGTGGCATCAGATGATGGTGGTGAAAACACTTTTATTGGTTCATGGTCTGGAAGATTGGCGACTAGCGGTAGTTATAATACTGCTATTGGTGTAAATTCTGGTCGCCTCCTCACTACAGGTGACAGTAATACATTCCTTGGTGTGGGGGCAGGATATTTTATTACTACTGGTGATAAAAATATTTGTATTGGGCATGATGCAGGACCAACAAGTACAAATACCTCAAGTAATCAATTGTACATAGATGCTAATGGGAGAAATGGGTCAAATTCTCTCATTTATGGTAACCAAAGTAGTGGGGATCAAGATTTAATATTGAATGCAGATGTTGTCATATCTAATAACACAGCAAATTCCAGTGGTAATTTGAATGTTAAAGGTGGTTTAACTGTTGATGGAACTTTAACGACAAATGAATTATCAGCATCATTGACGGCCACTTCACTAACATTACAAGATAATAATATAGACTTAAATCCCTCTGTTGGAAGAACAAGTTTTGGTTATAATTTTTTCCTTACAAATAATAGTCATAATGTAAATCAGTCAAGTATAGTTTATAATACTTTTTTAGGAACATATCAAAATCACCTAGATATTACAGCTGGTGCTGTAGGGAACACTGCGTTTGGATTTTCCAATCTACCAAATATAACATATGGAGACCATAATACGTGTATTGGAAATAATAACCTTTATTATTTAACTACAGGCTCAGGAAATGTAGGTTTAGGGAGAGATAATTTAAGAATGGGAACTATTTCAACTGATTCATTGGGAATTGGCTATGGGAATTTATATAATTCTACTGGAAGCTTTACCAATAATATAGGTATAGGTTTCGAAAATTGTAGATATCTAACTGGAAGTTATAATGTTGGCTTAGGTAGAAAATGTATGCAAGGTATATCAAGCGATGGATCCGTCGCTTATTCTATTGGTATAGGTTACGAATGTGGTATAAATAGTGTAGGAAGCTATAATTATTTAATAGGAACAAATTGTGGTAGGGAAATTTCTGGAAATCAAAATGTAGCTATTGGTAGTGAGGCACTTAGATACCTACAAAGTGGAAGTGATAATGTAGCTATTGGTTATAATGCATGTAGAGGTTCAAGTTCAGGAACAAGAAATTTCAATCGTAATATAGGTATTGGATATAATGCTTTACTAGGAATTAGAAGTGGAATCCATAATACTATAATCGGTTATGATTCTGGAAAAGCAATTACGAGTTCAACATATAATGTTTTTATTGGCAGTTATTCGGGAAGAGCAGCTACAACCGGAAGTTCAAATATTGGGATTGGTGGTTTTTCTGGAGCTTATAGTACAACTGGAGCTTACAATGTATCTATTGGATATTTTGCTGGTAGACAAACAACAGGACATCGTAATATTTCTATTGGATATACAGCTGGTCCAGCTTCAAGTGATATTGCGTTATCGGATAGATTATATATAGATAATTCAAGGAAAGGTAGCGGATCACTTATCTATGGAAATATGTCTGCTAGAAGTGTCAGGATCAATGGAAGTTTTTCTGTAAGTGGTAGTACAAGTTTCACAGGAACACTCTCGTCCGATTTGTCCGGTGGTATAACAGTCCCTTCAAATAAAAATCTTAACCTATCAAGCATTAATAATGTTAATATAACTGGAACAAATTCAAGTATGTATCTGGGATATTACAGTGGTTACAATATCAAGAGTAGTTCAAGTATAACTGGTAATACATATATAGGATATCGCAGTGGGAGGAGTTCAAATTCAAGTGCCGACCATAATACATTCATAGGATTTGAATCAGGTTACAGTAATACATCTGGAGAGTTAAACACATTTATAGGGGCTAGGGCAGGATATACAAATTCAACCGGATATAGGAACACATGTCTTGGTTTTTATACTGGATATTATCTCTCAACAGGACACTATAATACATGTCTTGGATACAATGCTGGTCCAACAGGACCTTCATCTGCTTCTTATTATCTTTATATAGATCCTGTTTCTAGAAAAGGAAGTAATTCACTTATCTTTGGTTATGGTTATGGAACAACTACATCAAGGTATATTCGTGTTCAAGGATATTTTTATGTAAAATATAGAGGATATTCTGCTTATGGTTGGACAACAACTTCTGACAGAGCCCTTAAAAAAGATATCTTACCACTGAAAGATAATATAAATGATAAAATTGATTTACTAAAACCTGTAACATACAGATTAAAATCAACGGATAAAAAAGACATAGGATTTATAGCTCAGGATGTTAAACCATTATTCCCATATATTGTAACAAAAGACAAATCTGGTTTCCTTGGTATTGATTATTCTAAATTAACACCATATCTTGTAAAAGGAGCTCAAGAAACAAACAAAAAGATAAGAGAATTAGAAGAAAAACTAGAAGAAGAACGTTCCGAAAGAAAAAAAATGAAAGAGTTCTTTTTAGAAGAAATAAAGAAACTAAGAGATGAAATTAAAAAATAAATGTTTATTTATAAACTAAACCAGCCATACCAGAAGAAACAACTAAAACATTATAATTCATAGCATATACACATAATCTTTCATTAACAAAATTATAGTTTGTTGTAAATATAAGATCAGCATCATCTATTCTTGAAAAATTACATGAACCACTTGGCTGAAACTCTTTAGGATTTAAAGAAAAACTATACATATAAATATGTTTTCCAGGGACTTTTAATCCACTATTTAAAGGTTGTAAGAGTCTAAAATAACTTGCATCTCTCTCATAAAAACGATCAATACCATTTAGTCGTAATTTTGCTGTTCTAAAAGATTCATATGAAGGAACTGCATAAATCATTTCCTTATTACCTTGACCATTTGCTTGATAATTAAAATAATCATTTTTATTATTCTGTAACTGTCCCGAAATATTTAAAAGGGCATCTGTATCCGAAGAGCCATTACCAGATTCTGAATTAACAGTCCGGTCTTGAACTACCCAGAAAAGTTGTTTTACAGGATGATAAAATTTTAATGGATTTATTAATTCCATTTCCTTTTCATATACTTGAACTTGTTGTATAAGATATGCTTTTTTTTCTAATATATATTTTCTTTTTTCATCTTCATCTAAAAAGATGTAATCACACCATAACTCTACATCGGGTTCTGTATTTGTAAACGCGAGTTGTCCGTCTAAATTAAATAAATTTTCAACTGATCTTATCAACATATGAATTTCAACCTCATGTTTCGTTATGGCTACTATTGGCAAGTATAACCCAGGATTATCACAAAACCAAAAATGTAATGGTATATAAAGTTTTAGATAATGTGGATCCTGATTACGACTACCCTTTTTAAAATATCCAAATTTACCGGGATGTTTATTTAATCCAATCCATTCTTGTTCATCTTTATCATAAACTTCATTATATATATCCATCCATTTAGAGGTATGTTTATCGATTGTTTGACCTCCGATTTTTAATTCACATTCTTTTAAAAAGGCGTGAGCAGTATTATTCGCCCAATTTAAATAAGTTCCTCCTTCTGTTATGTTTCGGGCATCTCCTCTATATAATTTAACTTCAAGAGACATCTTACCAATTAAATCTCCAGCACGTGATAATTTTGATTTTATAAGTCTTTCACCCATTCCTTTCTCAGTAATTTGTTGTCTTATTGATTCAATAGAAAAATTTGTGTATCTTCTATAAACCGCTTTAAAAAATGTAAATTCAGGGTTTCCAGTCAAGTATGTGTCCATTTTACCTTTGATGACTAATTGTAATATTCCCCCTCCCATTTACTATACCTATATTAATTATAATTATATTTAACTTGAATAAGCTAATCCCCCCATCCCTGACATAATCCTCAAAATATTATAATTCACAGCATATATATTACTTATTGTAGCTGTTTTATTAAACAATAACTTCGCACTATCAATCCTTGAAAAGTTACATGAACCACTTGGCTGATGTTCTTCAGGTTCTAAAGAAAAAGAATAAACATAGATATCTTTTTTAAGCTGTGAACATCTAGAAACAGGGTTCTGAACACGTGCTATTATCTCAAAGCTAACTCTATCATCAGCCCCGGCTGTTAAACCAATACTGTCATTAAACTTTATTTCATACAGTGTTTTCCCTGTTTTAAGAGTTGTGCTTTTAAATACCTCTAAAACGGTTAAATTACGGACATGATTTTCTACCTTTTTTTCAGAAGAACTAACACTTACACCTAAACGATCAACGAAACTATCTGTTATTTCATCTAATACATTAGGCGTTACAGTCGTATTTTTGCTTTTAAGATTTATGTCATTGATAAAAATAGGTTCGCCGTTGTCACCCGTTGCAGGATTGCCATTTTCATCCATTGCCTGATAAGTGCTAGTATGAGGTGTATATAATAATATTTGACGATTATCATTTACATTATCTCCATCTACCGCATCAACAGTAGCACCGGACCAATACGTAACAGTGTCTAAATTTGTATGACCGTCTGATTCTATAGTATATGTTTCACTTTTAAAGTAATTGATACGAACAATATCTCCAACTTTAAAATCAATCGAAGGATTTGCCGAAGATCCACCACTAATAAAAAGAAATTTTGATGTATTAGTTGTTAATGTGCTTGAACTACTCGTTCTATCATCTAATTCTATATTATTAAATACATTGTTATTGTCGTCATTTCCGAAAACATCTAAAGCACCATCCCTAGTTTGAAATGTATATTCTTTACTAAAGATTGATTCATTTAATAATACTGGATCTTCTCTTTCTTTAATATTATATCCTGGTATAGATGTATGGTATTTATAAGGTTGTTCTAACATAAAATATTCTTTGTCTCTTTCATAAAACCTATCATGACCATTAATTGAAAATTTTATCTTGTGATCTGTCATAGGTGTATCTGTTGGTGTTGTCCATATAATTTCTTTAATAGGATGTTCTAAGTTTAATTTAAAAGACTCGGAAGAAACATCTTTTTCTTTTTGTATTTGTAATTGTTCAATTAAGTATTCATGGGAAACTTGAGAAAAACGACGTCTTTCATCTGTATCAAGATAGACATAATCACACCACACTTCTATAGCATGTTGTGATGTAAGACTTTGACTTGTCCTTGTTAAATTATCATTTTTAGAACTATTATAAAGGCCAACCCCCCATGTAAATTTCATTTGTATCTCATGATATTGAAGAGCTATTAACGGTAATGCTAAACCAGGATTACGACAAAACCAAAAGTTTAAGGGATAACGGATCATATCCTGTTTTGTATCTTCTCCGGTAATTAAATTATTATTAAAAGAACCAGACATATACTTATATCCATCTGTTTTTGAAACAGATGTTGTTAGTTCGCTCCATATTTGATTCCATTCTTTAAAATGCTTATCCACCCTCTGACCCCCTATCTCTATTTCCACATCCTCTACGATGCTATCTCCACACAAACCAACAGTATTATTAGAATCCCTTTGTTTTGCTAAAACAAAAACACCCGTAACTAAGTCACCATTTCTAGAAATGGTTACAGTTGCTTTATTGTTTACATTATCAATTCCTATAAAAGACTGACCACTAATATTTTGTTTGATTGTCTCCATAGAAAAATTAGTATGTCTCCTGTAAACAACTTTGAAAAATGTAATTTGTGGGTTTCCCGTTAAATAAATATCTTGCGCTCCATAGGCTACCAATTGCATTATTCCACCACCCATTTTTATAATATTATAATATAAAAGAAAAAAATATTAATGAATTAACTTTACAAGAAGATATTATATAGATCCGATAAATTGAGAAAAGAATGCTTTTGTTTCATTTTCATTTTTCTCTAAATCAAGGACTTGCTTTACTGGATTCATTATCTGATTAGAGATATAGAAATCGTAATCTAGTTTTAAACTTTTTTCTTGAATGTAAACTGGGTGCTCAATACGATTACCTTGTAGTACCTTTTTAGGTTTTGGCTTACCCTTTTTAGCACCACTCTTGTAAAGGTTATTATAATCATATAGATCGCTATCTTTGAGTTTTATATAAGCATATGGGATACGATCATTTGGCTTTGGTTTGTTACCTGGATTTCTCTCTGCCAT